GGGGGGGGGAGGGTATCCGAGTGTGTTTTATTTGTTAAGAATTATTTATATAGCCCCCAAACACTAAAAAACACAAATTACGCAAATGAAGTGTTTAAATTGTAAAATTGAACTAAAACAAATTAAAGGTAAAAAGCCCCGTTTGTTTTGTGATGATGCTTGTAGGAAAGCTCATAGCAGAGGTTTAAAAGCGGACATCAAAAGCGGACAAATCAAAAGCGGACATTCAAATACGGACACGATTTCTTTAAAAACGGACAAACCAGAAAAAGACACCTCAAAATATGAAATAGCAGGCCGTTCCTGGAAGAAGAAAGGCAAGACAGAACCTATGTATTATTGCGGTAGGCATCAGGAACATTGTAAGTCATATTGTCTTGTTATGTGTGATAATTGTAAGCATTTATGAAAGATTCAACATTACAGGATAAAATAAAGTGGTATCCTCATATTAACCAGCAAAAGATATTGAAGTGTAAAAACCAGGATATAGTGATATGTGCTGGACGGAGGTTTGGAAAGAGTGCTATTTGTGCTTATATAGCCCTTAAAACCATTTTAGAGGCTGATATGGCAGGAAAACCAGTTAAGATATGGATAGTTGCCCCTACATATGATTTGGCTGATAAGGTGTTTGAATATCTGGCAAGGTGGTTTATGAGGGTTTGTCCGAGTCAGGCAAAAGGAGTTTCCTTTCGGGTTCCGCAGGTATTGAAGACGGCTAAAGGGAGTTTTACTAAGGGCAAGTCGGCTGATAGTCCAAATGCTTTATTGGGTGAGGGATTACACCTTTTGATTATTGACGAGTGTTCCAGAATACAAAGGGATGTTTATGATACTTATTTGTATCCGACTACTACTTCGGAAAAGAATTGCCGCAGATTCTTTATTTCAACCCCTTTTGGAAAGAATTGGTTTTGGGAAAAGTGGAAGATAGCTAATGAGGAAGGGGGTGCGTTTCATTTCACAACCAGAGATAATCCTACTTTGCCAGATGTTGATAAAATAATGGAGGATGCAAAAAGAACTCTTCCAGCAGACATTTATTCTCAGGAATTTTTAGCGCAGTTTAAAGAAGGAGCTGGAACGGTTTTCAGAAATGTTGATAACTGTATATCGCAGGATTTAGACGGAAAAACGCCTCCAGTTGTCGGACATCGTTATTATATGGGTCTTGATTTGGCGAAAATGAGGGATTTTACCGTTATCACGATAATTGATAAGAGTTCCCACGATTTGGTTTATTTTGACAGGTTTCAGAAGGTTCCCTATACTTTGATTAAAGACAGGGTTAGGATAGCGGCTAAAAAATACAACAATCCCAAGATTATAATTGATTCAATAAATGTTGGAGGTTCTGTGGCTGATGAGTTAAGGGCTATGGGATTAAATATAAAGGAGTTTAAATCAGAGGGAACAATATCAAAGGACTGGAAAAAGAGGGGAACCAAAACCCAACTAATAGAAAAACTGGCTATGCTGTTGGAGGAACATTCAATCAACCTTCCTTATATACCAACTTTAATAGAGGAGCTTAAGTCGTTTAGTTATGTGTTGTCGGAATCAGGAAATATGAAATATTCAGCTCCTACTGGATTACATGACGATTGTGTTGATTCACTGGCGTTAGCCGTCTGGATGCTTCACGGCAAAATAAAACAAAAAAATATATTATTAAAAAGGTCAATTACATCAAATAATAAAAATAAATTTGAATATGAATAAAAAAAAGAAAACAAACAAAAACGAACTCAAAGAGCTTTTATTAAAAAGGGCTTATAATATATTTGAGCAGGTTCCGAGGGGCGGCATTATCATCTCCGAACTTGATAAATTAGTTGAAGAAATTAATAAGTTAAAATAATGCCTTTCAAAAAAAGAGGAAAGTATTATTATCATAAAGGTAGAAAATACACGGCTAAACAGGTCCGTGCTTATTACGCTGCCAAAGGACAAAGATGACGGAAGTAACAATAGATAAAATAATATTAGGGGAAATAAAGGATTTTCAAAACAAGGATATAGTTATTGTTGAGGGTTTTAATTTCAACCAAATTGAAACTATTAAGAATATTTATCTTAAATACAATTCAAGGTTTAAGGACGGACAGATTGACACAGATGGAAACAGAAAGTATTTCTTCAATATAAATAAAAATCCCTGTAAGGTAACCTCAAAGGCGATAGATTTTGACACCAAGGACATTAATATCCAGACAGCATCTGGAGGAGACCAGTTAAAAACCTGGTATTTTGAAAGGGATTTAAAGTTCTGGATGAAAGACCAGGGCTTTGGTAAAGTGTTAAACCGAATATTCAGCGAATTGCCGATATTCGGTTCTGTTGTTTTAAAAGTAATAGAGGGCAAGCCGTATTTTGTTGATTTAAGGAATTTTGTGGTTGAACAATCTGCTGATTCTTTAGAACAGGCAAACTATGTAACCGAGGTTCATCATTATACCCCGAGGGAATATAAGAAATGGGCTGATAAGTTTGGTTGGAATAATACGGAAAAGATAATGGAATTGCACAGCGAAACAAAAAAACCGTATATTACCGTTTTTGAAAGATACGGAGAGGATTTGGACGGGAAATACAAAAGAATATTTGCCGCCAGTATAGGAAGCAAGAAAAGAGACGAATTTACTGATTACGGAACAGAAAAAGCCGAGGTTATAAAAACGGACATAGTTGAAAATCATCCTTATTGGGAATTTCATCTGGAGAAAATATCAGGAAGGTGGCTGGGAGTTGGAATAGTTGAAGTGTTGCTTGACCCTCAAGTTCGCCAAAACGAATTAGCCAATCAGTTAGCCAAAGCCACTTATTATGCTTCTTTACATGTTTGGCAAAGTCAAGACCCAGAGGTTAATGTTAATATTCAATCAGAGGTAAAAAGCGGACAGATTTTAACTTCCGATTTCCCGATTTCACCGATAGATATGACCGAAAGAAATCTGTCTTATTTCGCCCAAGAGGTTAATAAATGGATTACAAATAGGGATGAATTAACATTTAGTTATGATGTAGTTCAAGGTGAACGATTGCCAGCTGGAACACCATTGGGTTCAGCTCAACTGGCTGCGACAATGGCTGGTTCTTATTTTGACCAGATAAGGGAAAATATAGGTTTGGACATTAAGGAATTTTTATACAAAGTAATAATTCCTCAATTTAAAAAGGAAAATAAAAGTGAACATATTTTACGGTTAGTCGGGGAGGATTTGGAAACAGTTCGCAATATGATGATTAATCAGAAAGCAAACAATTCCTTATTTGAATTTTTGGCGAGAAATAAGAAATTTCCAACTCAGGACCAATATGATATAATGAAAACCGCTATTTCAGAAAGAGTGAATCAGGGAAAAGAGCAGTTAATTGATATTCCAGATAAATTTTATGATAATATTAAGTATAAAATAGACATAATAATTACTGGAGAACAAAAAGACACCAGAGTAACCTCTGCGACCAAACAGGCAATACTTCAGGCTATAACTGTTGACCCGACAATTCTTCAAGACCCAGCAAGAAGAAAGTTATTATTCAGTATGGCTGAGGATGCTGGAATTAATATGAATGATTTTGTTCCGACTGAACAACCTTCAGTTGAAGGATTAGCTGAAAGAATTGCCCCGAAACAGGGAGGAGGAGGGGTATCAAAACCAGCGATTCCAGTTGTTCCCACTCAGGGAAAAACTGAAGCAACATTATGAATAAAGAATCAAGGGATAAATTATTAAAAGGATTGGCTACCGATAGAAATATCGGTATGGCTATTAGAGATTTTTTAGAGGAAAAAATTAGAGAGTTTAATAATATTGATGATGTTCAAAGCTGGGAAGAATTATTAGGAAAACAAGAGGCTACCAAAAAATTAAAAGAAATATTAAGGAAATTTACACCAAAACAAGAACCTGAAGTTCAAAAAACTAATTATGATTAATGGTTATGCTTCCAATAAAAAGCACTAAAAGGTCGTTAATCCATAGACGAATATAAAATTATGGTAGAAAACAAAACTGAGGAAACCGAAGCCAACCCAGGAGAGGAAACTCCTGAAAATCCGCTAGAACCACAGGAACCAACGGAGCCCGAGCAGGAAACTGCCAAACCCGAGGAACCTGAGGAACCAACGGAACCTTCTGAAATAAATCCTACTTTAAGGGATGCTAAGAAGGAAGAAATCAAAAGTCCTGAAGAACAATATTCTGAAAGGGAAAGACGCTATTATGCTCGCATGAAAGCAGCAGAAGAAGAAGCCAAAAAAGTTAAAGCGACTTTAAATGAGCTTAAAAAACCTCAATCTGAGATAGACGCTATTTTAGAGATTCAATATGCCACAAAGGATTTGGATCCTGCTGAAATAGAGGAACTTAAGATGAGGTCTTCTGCTACAAGTCAATCTCTTACAGAAGCTCGTAAAGATAGCAATTTTGTTCTTTGGCAAAAAGCATATAGGGAAAAGGTTGAAAAAGAAAGAACACCTCTTCCTTCAGGGAGACAACCCGAAGAAGATAAACCTATGACAATACAGGAGAGATTAAATAAAGCAAGAAGAATTGTAGAGAAGAAAGAAGGAGAATTAGTTGATGATAGATTAAGAGAAGAAATGAAAGAAAAAGAGGAAATCCTAAAAAAATCAGGATTATATAAAGAAGATAGGTATCGTAAATCAAAGGTTGATTTTTTAGCCCAGAAGTAGAGGTTAAATATGACTCAGGTAGTCAGTGATGACGTTTCCGCTATTCAACCTGAATTGTGGAGCACAATGGTTCAAGTTCCATTGTACAAAAGATTAGTAGCTCTTGATGTAGCAAATTTGAGGTTTTCAGATACAGTTAAGAATGCTGATATAATTCATATTCCATATTTTGGAAGTTTATCAGCTCAAACTTATACTCCAGGAACAACTCTTTCTGCTACAAATCAAGAATGGGATTACGATACATTAACTGTTTCAACTTACAAGCACTGTACTGTTTATGTTGATAATCCAGAAGCATTGACAGTTAATATTGACCAGGCAAGAGAATTAGCAGGTGAAGCCGCATATCAGCTTGCTAATGCAATTGACACTGATGTTTTGTCTCAGATTACTGGTGCACACGGATTTACTTGTGCAGATGCTGAAGATTTACAAGGAGGAACAAATTTAAGACCAGTTTCAGCTGGTTCAGCAGCCATAATTAATATTTTTACAAACGCGAGAAAAGTATTAAGACAAGGCAATGTTGAAGAAGATGGAAACTGGTGTGCTATCGTAACACCTCAAATTGCTCAGTATATTGAAGTAAAAGCTGCTAATGTTGGATATAATGTAGCTGACGCTACTTTAAGGAACGGTTATGCTGGAGATTTTCTTGGTTTCCAAGTATATATTTCCAATAATCTTCCTTCAGGTAAATGTTCTGCTATTGCTCCTACTGCTAAGAGTGGAGTGGGAACTGGTCCTGTATCTGCTACATCTTGTAAGAGTATTTACTTTGGTAGAAAAGGAACTATTGATGTAATTTTGATGAAAGCACCAGCTCTTGAAATCAGGCAAAAGAGCGATATGATTGGTTCTAACTTTATTACATGGACCGTATATGGTCAGGGAGTTCTTACCAAGAATCAAAGCAGAGGCAGAAATGTACCCGTACAATCAGGTTATTACTAATTTTTAGTCGTTTATATCAGGCATTTACCTTTCGCACGATGCCTGATATGGCGAAAGGAAGCGACTTATGATTAAAAAAGAAATCAAGAAGTGTATTCTCTTATGTCCAAATTGCCATACTATAATTCACTTAACAAATGATTATGAAAAAGAAAATTAAAAACTTAATAAAAAAACCTAACTTTATTAGATGGAAAGCCAAAAGGTCATTAATCAAAAGATATAAATACTTGCTTGAAGTTAATAAGATTTTAGAGGAATATATCACTACAAAAATCATAGGTGGTGATAAGAATCGTAGAGATGAATTGTTAAAAAAGCAAAAAGAAAGTGAGGAAATGGAAAATATGATAAACTTCTTTAAAAAAGTATGAAAGGTTGGGCAAGAGGATTAACAAAAGAAACAGATGAAAGGGTTAAGAGAATGAGTGAATCGTTAAAAGGAAGAAAACCTCCAAAAACTGCTTTTAAGAAAGGAGAAAGATTAGGAAAAGAGCATCCTAATTGGAAAGGTGGAAAATCAAAGTGTAAAAAATGTGAAAAAGTATTAAGTATAAGAAATTTAAAAACTGGTTTTTGTAAAAAATGTTTATTGAATGGTAGAAAACTTTCAAAAGAAACAAAAAGAAAAATTAGTTTATCTAATGGTGGAACAGGAATGTCTTTTATGAGTAAAAAAAGATATTATCATCTAAGAGATAAAAAATATATGAATTGGAGAAGTAAGGTTTTTGAACGAGATAATTGGACTTGTCAAACTTGTGGATTAAGAGGCAGTTATTTAGAGGCACATCATATTAAGGGATGGGCTAAATATCCAAAAATAAGATATGAGATTGAGAATGGGGTTACTCTTTGTGTAGAGTGCCACAGATTAATCCGTAAGAAAAATTAAAATAGAATTTTTATTAGATACACCAATGGCTTGGCAATCTGGTATTTGGTATCACAGAAATGAAATGCCAGCACAAGCCCTTAAAAAAAGAGGACATGGAATAAAACATGTCGCTATTGGAAAAGAAATGCCAGATGAATATCTTGATTATCCAGATACGGTTATATTCGGAAGGACATATCCACAGGCATTTGACCCAGTTTCCTTGATGAAAGATTTTAAGAAACGGGGAAAAAGAGTTCTTTATGATATGGATGATGATTTCTGGTCTGTTAGTAAGGATAATCCTTCGTTGATAGTTTCTAATGCCTTTAAGGACCAGTATGAATCACTCATAAAGGAATGTGATGCGATTATAACCCCAAGCAATATACTGGCTAAGAAGTTTAAGAAATTAGCCAAAAAACCAGTATTTATTTGTCCTAATGGAGTTAATCTTGATATTTATAGGGAAAGACCTCATCAGATGAATAAATTGGTGATCGGATATAGCGGGGCGGCATCTCATTGGAAAGATTTAAGTATAATAGCCGAAGCAATAGAAAAACTTAGCAATGATTATGATTTTTTCTTTTCACTTTATGGAATGGTTGGAGAATCAATAGAAGCAGCAATGTATTTTTATAAGAAAATGCTTGATAGCGGTTTTCAACCAGAGAAGAACGAATACTTTAGAAGTGCCTTAGATTTTTATTCTCAACTTAAGAATGTTAAAATGCTTCATGTTCCGTTTCATCCGCCAGAAATTCATCCGAGTATATTAAGCAGAGCTGACTTTGATATAGGATTAGCACCGTTAGAAGATACAGAATTTAATCGCGGAAAATCCTGTATTAAGTTTTATGAATATGCGGCAGTTGGAGCAGTTACTCTTGCTTCAGATATTGAACCTTATAAATCAGAAGTAAGTTATAGGGCTAAGAATACCGCAAAGGACTGGTATAAAAAAATTCAGAAGTTAATAGAAGATGAAGAATTTAGAAAAAAACTATTAAAACAACAGCAAGATTATGTAAAGGAAAACAGAAGCTGGGATAAGGTTGCTATTGATTGGGAATTGGCTTGTCAAAGACCTGGAGGTTTAGAAGTTCTTAATCAAAAAAGATAATGGATAAAAATTTTAAGATTCATTATTTTAAATTAACTCCGAAAACAATAGAAAAGTTTTATTTTCCAGAAGACGGAAGGGCATTTGCACCTATTTCAAAAAATGAATACTGGATAACAGTAGAACATTTGAAAGAGGAAATAGAGGAATATTGTAAGAAAAATCCAAAGAAGCCAAGATATGATTTAATCGTATTTAATTACAAACACGATAAACCACATTTTCGTATTACAGATGGATGTCATAGAACTTATGCCTTGAGACAATTATTTAAAGAAAAAGCAATTAAAGAATTTAATGTTATTTTACTTCCAGGAACTACAGGTATTAATGCTGTTGATGCTGTTCAGAAAACAAAGGATTTAATAAAAATGTTAAGAAAAAAGGGCTTACCTAAAGAGATTATTAAGCAAAGACATGTAATAATTGATGGAAAACAAAAAATTATAATTAGACCTTACTAATGAATATATTATTATTTGACTGGAATAATATTTTAACTATAGAAGAATGAAAGTATTTTTTACGAACTTTAATAATGTTCTTTCAGATTTAAAGAATAAAATAATTGATATTGGTTGGAAAGGAGTTGATTTTATGGAAGCAGACAAAGTAATCCTTTGGAATGAAGTAGGAGATGATGCCATAATGTTAATTAATTTGGTTTATAAATATAATAAATCAGTAATTACTATCCAGCACGGTAGATATGGAACATCTCGTTATTACCCTCCTTTTAATCAGCAAATACTATCAGATAAATTATGTGTTTGGGGAATAAGGGATAAAAAAGCATTAGTGGAAGCAGGACATCCAGCAAATAAGATAGAAGTGGTTGGAACAACTATATTTAATTATCTTAAGCCAAGAAAAAAACATAAAGGAATAAATGTAGTTTATAGTCCAGAACATTGGGCTAATGAAATAGAGGAAAATAGACAGGTGGCGGAAGAGTTGCGTAAATTGAAAGATGTTAAGATTATCACTAAATTATTGGAAGGAGAGCATAATGTGGAGTGGTATGATAATCCAGTTATTTCTGATAGAAAAAAAGACGGTCATTTAAAAGTATGTGCCGATGTATTATCAAAAGCAGATTTAGTCGTAGGAATATCAGAGGGAACATTTGAACTTATGGCTCAATATCTTGATATACCAGTTGTGATTATGAACGAGTGGAATCCTAAACCGTTATTAAATGATGAAAGATATTTAAAATATAGACGGGTAACATCAGAAGCATCAAAAAAAAGCACCCTAAAGAACCTTTGTAAAGTAGTGAAACAACAACTTAAAAATCCAGATGAGTTAAAAAAAGAAAGAAAAATAGTTGTCAGAGAGGAAGGAGGTGCCGATATTAAGGATACAGTTGATAGGATTATTAAAATTATAAAAAATGCCTAATTTTTTATTAATATCACCGACTTTAATTTCAGAAGCACCAATGACGCTTGCTATGTTGGCAGGAGTGTTAAAGGAAAAGGGATTTTCAGTAAAAACTGCTGTTAATACCTTTAAAAGACCCCTAAAAATAGAAGATTTTGTAAATAAAGCAAAGGAATGTAAAGCGGATTTGGTTGGTATCAGTATGATGACCTTTGATATAATTTTTACTTATAAGTTGATAAAGAGATTAAAGGAGGCAGGATTTAATGTAATCGTAGGCGGACCTCATCCAACCGATTGTCCAGAAGAATGTATTGAAGCTGGGGCTGATGTTGTGGTTCAAGGTGAAGGGGAAGCCGTTTTAAAGGACATTTGCGATGAATATCCCAATATCAAAAAGGGAATTAGGGAAAGAAAACCACCAGTGGATTTAGATACGTTACCCTCGCCAGATTTAGAAATATTTGATTTGGACTTATTTAGAGGAGACGATAATTTAATTAGGGGATTTCATAGGATATATACGACAAGGGGTTGTCCAGGAAGATGTACTTTTTGCGATTGGCAGGTTTTTAAGCAGAATATTCGTTTTTATCCAGTAGATATTATTATAGGTGAAATCAAAAAAAGAGCGGATAAATACGGAATAACCACATTTTCAATAGCAGATGATTGTTTCACTATTAACCACCAAAGGGTTTATGAGTTTTGTAAAAAAATAAGCAAGATTAAGCCAAAGATAACTTGGAGGGCAAATGCGAGAGCCAATTTAGTTAATGCTCAATTGTTAAAGGCAATGAAGGAATCTGGCTGTCATTCAGTGGCATTCGGATTAGAGAGTGGAGACCCAGAAACATTGAAGCGAGTAAAGAAGTTTGTAACCTTGGAACAGAATATAAAAGCACCTTGGTTGGCTCACGAGGCAGGATTAGAGGTATATGGTTGTTTAATGACAGGGTTTCCTTGGGAAAGATTAGAAAATGTTTATAATCAAATAGATTTTATTCATAAAGTTTGGGATGCTGTATCTTTATTTCAGGTATCAGGTTCTTTAATGCCTTTTCCAGGAACAGAGATTTATCGTGAGTTTGCCAAGAAATATGGATTTGAGAAGTATTGGTTGAGACCAGAATATCAAAAATACGGAATACAAGTATATCAGAATGTTAAAAATCCTTATGCTGTTAGCACTTTTTACCAAAGAACATTTTTTGATGATACATATATTCAGAAAGATGTTTTCTTTAAATATACAGAAGAATATAAAGAAGGTGTTAGGAAAATGGTAAAGGAGATAGGGAAGCATAATTTATTGTTTATGTTAAAAAATAAACCATATAAGCAGAAACTTTATTATTTATTGGGAAGATTATCAATGTTTGGCTATGATTATTTGCCAGGATTAGAACAAAAAATAGGAGGTAAATTATATGATTTATTTGCCCAAAAAGGTCAAAGAAGTTCCATAGAAAAATTAAGAGACAAACGAAGGGGTTTTGTTAAGAATAAAACATTTGAGTTAATGAAAAAAAAGTGAGATTAGTATTTAACTTATTACAACATATGGATAACCCAATATATCAAACAGGAGATGAAATAAAGTTTCTTAAAGAGGAATTAAAGTTGATAAAAGAAAAACTTGATAAAAAAGAATTGAAAGGAGAAATAGCAGAAGTTGGAGTAATGTGGGGCGGTTCGGCTAAGATAATAACTAAAATAATTCCAGATAAGACAGTATATTTATTTGATACATTTGAAGGACTGCCAGATGATATGGATTATACTGTAGACCCCACAGATTATTTTGTAGGTGCTATGGCAGTAGATTTGGATAAGGTTAAGAAGTTTCTTAAGAATTGTAATGTTAAGATATATCCAGGAATATTTCCTCAAGAAACAAGTAAATATATAAAAGATAAGAAATTTGCTTTTGTTCATATAGATGTAGATATTTATAAAGCAACGAAGGATACATTGGAGTTTTTTTATCCAAGATTAGAAGTTGGCGGTTCAATAGTTATACACGATTACCCGCTTCATAGGGGAGTTCAGAAAGCAGTGGACGACTTTATGGAGAATAAAGGAACATTCCAAAAAGAGAAATGGAAGAAATGGAAACGAGATTATTTAATAAGAACGGCATTTAGACAATTAATAATAAGAAAAAAATATGAAAAACATAATTAAAGACCTTTACAAATTAAATAGATGTTTATTAGGAGAGGGTTATGATAATGCCCTTGAATATATCAAGATGCTTATAAAATTAGAAGTGATAGAAATACCAAGCGGAACTAAATTTGATACTTGGACTGTTCCCGATGAATGGATAGTCAGGGATGCTTGGGTTAAGTTTAACGGAAAGAAAATAATTAATTATAAGAAAGAACCTCTTAGTTTGGTTATTGGTTCGCTTCCATTTAAAGGAAAAGTAAAACTAAAAGAACTTAAAAAGCATTTACATTATTCAGATGAATCACCGAATTCTATTCTTTATCAATATATGTTTTATGATAAGGATTGGGGATTTTGTATGCCTAAATCCAAAATCAGAAAAAAGGTAGTTGAAGGTTGTGGCAAGGGAACTTGCGCTCCAGAACTTAAGAAATATGACCCAACAGTAGGACAGGTAATAATAGAAGGGGCTACTGATAAGCCGATATCACCTAAATTTGAAAATGTATTAGAAGAAGGAGAATACGAAGTAATGATAGATACCGAGTATAAGCCAGGCAAAATGAAAATAGGAGTACATACCATTAAGGGAAAATCAGATAAGGAAATACTTTTATTTGCTCATTTAGACCATCCTTTTCAGGCAAATGACAATTTATCAGGAGTAGCTTGTTTGATAGATATGGCGAAACAATTAAAGAAAGCGAAGTTTAATCACACCATAAAACTTGTATTTTGTCCAGAAACAATAGGTTCAATAGGATATGCTTTTACTCAGGATATTTCTAATGTAGATTTTGTGATAGCAGTTGATTCAGTGGGGAATAAAAATACATTACTGCTCCAAAAGAGTTTTGACCAAGAAGCCAAAATAAACAAGGTAGCTCATTTAGCAATTCAAAGTATAGGAGAAAGTTATAGAAAAGGAATGTTTAGAGTATTATTAGGTTCAGATGAATATGCTTTTAATGACCCAGATATAGGAATACCAGGAGTAATGTTTTCCAGAATACCTTACAAGGAATATCATACATCAGATGACAAGCCAGAACTTATTGATTATAAGGGGATAAAAAATGTTCAGAAAATAATAATGAAAATTGTAGATATTTATGAAAATGATTATATTCCGATAAAGAATTTCAAGGGTCCGTTAAGGAGAACTAAATACGGAGCCCAAACACCTTATAAGCAATTAAACCTATCTTATGATTATATGTTTTATTCAATGAATGGAAAAAAGTCATTAGTGGAATTGTGTTGTGATTTCGCACTTAATTTTGATTATACTTATGAGTTGTTGGAAAAAATTAAAAAAGATGGATTTGTAAAATGAAGATAGTAGGATTATTAGGGGCAAAGGCGAATAGTAAACGGCTCCCTAATAAAGCATTGCTGGATTTTCACGGAAAGCCAATGTTTCAATGGAATGTAGAAAAAGGTGTGAAGATATTTAAAAAAATGTATGTTACTTCTGATAGTAAGGAAATCTTGAAGAAATCAGAGGAACTTGGAGCAATTCCCATAATGAGATATGACCCGAAATTGATGAAATGTCCAAATATTACTTATTACAAGCACGCTTTACAGTATATGGATAATCCAGATGTGATAGTTGCTATTCAGATTAATTCTCCGACAGTTGATGTTAAACTTATTAAAAGAGTTAAGGAGTTAATGGAAAGAGGATATGATGAGGTTAAAACCTGCCACGAGGATTATACTGATTATGGTTCTGTTTGGGCAATTAATGTTAAAAAGTTAAAGGTATATTCAAATCCTTATAAAGCCAATCCAAATGTTTGGATTATAGATAGGTCAGTGGATATACATAATAAAAATGATTATCGCAGAGCTCGGTCACAATTTCAACGGAAACATCAAATTGGCAAAGGTAATGATAGAGGAAGCAAAAGCCTGTAAAGCAGATGTAGTTAAAATTCAATTATATGATGTTGATAAGATAAAAAAGCCATATCAAAGTAGATATTTTGAATTATGGGCTTCTCAAATTGATAAAGAAGAATTAAAGGAACTTAAAAAACACGCTGATAAAGTGGGAATAGAGTTTATAGCTTCGGCATTTGATGTAGAGAGGGTTAAATGGTTAGAGGAGATAGGCGTTAAACGCCATAAATTGGCTTCCAGAAGCATTTTTGACAAAGAGTTGATACAAAGTATGGAAAAGACGGGAAAACCGATTATAGCGTCTTTGGGGGCTTGGAATAAAAAAGAGTTTCCAAAGATTAAAAATGCTCAATTTCTTTATTGTGTTTCAGAATATCCAGCATATATTACAAAAGATATGTTTCCAGAAAAATTTGATAAGTATTCAGGATTTTCAGACCATACGATAGATAATTTTTGGGCTAAACAGGCAATAATCAGGGGAGCAAAAATAATAGAAAAACATTTCACATTAAACAAGTCAATTCCAGGTTGCGACCAATTAGGAAGTGCTGAACCTATTAAATTAAGAGAATTAGTAAAATTTTCTAAAAGATATGGACAGTAAAAAAGCGTTTGAGGATTTAAAGTTAGTTAAAAAAGTGTGTGATATTTGTAAAATACCTTTCTTTTTAACTTGTGGAACAGCTTTAGGAATATATAGAGACGGAGAATTTTTGATAGATGATAAAGATATAGATATAGGAATAATAGGACGAGACAAAAGAGAAATAATTAAAGATGGTTTGAAAGAAAATGATTTTAGGGTAATACAATTCAATCCCAAATTTACTGGTTATCACTTAACAGTAAAGAGAAATATAGTTATAGATGTTCATTTTTTTGATAGGGAGGGAGATTTTTATCAATGTTATGTTAAATATCAAAAGCCTTGTATTAGTTTTCCAGCAGAATTTGGCAAATTTAAGAAAATTAATTTTAAAGGATTAAAATTTGATATTCCTGCTTTAACTGAGAAATATTTAACTTATGTTTATGGCAACTGGAAAGATAAAACCAGTAGAAAATCTGCTAAAAATGGATAATCAAAAAGCAATAAAAGATTTAAAAATTATTAAAAATGGATAATCAAAAAGCAATAAAAGATTTAAAAATTATTAAAAATGTTTTTGATAAGTACAAAGTACCTTTTTTCTTAGCTTATGGTACTTGTCTTGGGGCATATAGAGATAAAGATTTTTTACCAGATGATGATGATATAGATTTAGTAGTTGTTGAACCAATAGATTTTAAAATCCGTAAAAAAATAGGTTGGATGTTATATGACCTTGGATTTAAAAATCCTATAATGGGTTTTAATGTATTTAATAGAATGGAACCAATGGAAATTGGCTATAATGGAGATGAAAAAACAGGAATAATAGTGTGTGAAAAAAGTGTAGAGTTTTCTATATTCTTTTTCAAGGAAGAAGATTGTGATATTCACGGAAAAGAAATGGTATGTATTCCAAAATTAGGAGCATTAAGATTAATATCAAGCCCAAGTAAATTTTACAAAAAACCTCAAACAATTAAGTTTAAAGGAGAACAATTTTTAATTCCAAGTCCAGTTGAAGAATATTTAAAGTTCACTTATGAGGATTGGAAAGACCCATTAAAAAGAGACCATGGATTGACATATTTTGAGATGCACCCAGAGAAAATGGAAATGCTGGATAAATTAGCAGATAAACAGCAAGTATATCATCATGTAAAACGTTCAGAAGAATAAAAAATGCCAAAAGGAATTTATAAACATATGAAAAAAAATAACATGCTTCATTTATAATCATCATGTTGAAAGACCTGAATAAAAAATCACTTAAAATACTTGAAGCACATAACGGTTTATCAGCCAAAATGATAGAACATAGTAAATTAGATGGAATATGGGTTTCTTCATTAACCCATAGTTTAAGCAAGGGATTACCTGATACAGAATTGATACCTTTAAGTGAAAGAGTTGATTTAGTTCGTGAAATGAGACGGGTAGCTACTAAACCGATTATAGTTGATTGCGATACTGGCGGACAGGCAGAACATTTTGAATTTCACGCTAAATGGTTTAAAGATGCTGGGGCTGATGCTTTAATAATAGAAGATAAGACCTTTCCAAAAAAGAATAGTTTATTAGATGTTGACCATAAATTAGAGGATGTAGATAAGTTCTGCGAGAGAATAAAAGCAGGCAAAAAATCAGGAATAATGATAATCGCCAGATTAGAGTCGCTTATCGCTAAGAAATCTATCTACGATGCCCTTATAAGGGCTGAAGCATATGTAAATGCTGGAGTGGACGGAATAATGATACACTCCAAAAAAGAGGTTTCAGCAGATGAGGTAATGGAATTTGCTAAGAAGTTTAGGGAAAAATGGGATTTACCGTTAGTGGCTGTTCCTACAACATATAAATTACCTGAAGAACATCCGTTTAATATAGTAATATATGCTAATCATTTACTGAGGGCTTCTTATAAAGCAATGATAGATACGATAAATGGGAAAAGAGAATTAGCTTCAATAGATGAAATATTAACAATAATATAATATGCCATCAGGAATTTATAAAAGAAATCCTAAAAATGAAAAGATAAGAAGAAGAAAGATTAGTAAGTCTTTATGTGGAAACAAAAGAACTCTATGAGTTTTTATATAGGAATACCAGATAAATTATTAGTTAAATGGCTTGGCAAGAAAGATTATATAAAACCAGCAGATGAAGGAGAAGCAATAGGAATAGGAGCAGGATATTATTTGGCAATAAGAAAAAAAGCAACAGTGTTTATGTCGGCAGACGGTTTCTGTAATGCCTTAAATCCCTTAACCAGTTTAGTGATACCAGAAGGAATTAAAATGAATCTTGTAATATCAACTGGCAGAAAAGAATCAGCTCATTATGTAATGTCTAATTCTATTAAAGTAATTTTAGAAGCAATTAAATATGACCCAAAAAGAATATCTGTCAAGTTTATTGAAGCGAAATAAAGAGGCGATTATAGTTGGTTCCCTTGGAACGATTAGTTATGACTTAAAGGAAATATCTCATAAACATAAGATTATAATTAAGGGAGCAATGGGTTGTGTTATGGGAGTTGGATTAGGAATAGCATTAAATACCGACAAGAAAGTAATTGTTCTTATAGGAGATGGTTCGTTTTTAATGAAAATGGGAAGTATGGCTACTATTTTAAGATATAAGTTAAAAAATCTGAAAGTGATAATTTTAAACAATAACTCCTATAAATCTTGTGGAGGTCAAGAAACTAATTTTAAATACATTAAAAAATATGTGCCTTTTAAAATAATAAATATATCGTGAAAAAGTTTTATCTTCATTATAAAGAAGTTCCAGAAAATCCTTCACTTAAGTTCGCTGTTGATATAGTTAATAAGGTTAGGGAATATGATGAAATAATTTCAGAGGGAGGTGGCTCAACAATAGATGTCGGTAAATATATTTCTTACATTTTAGATATTCCTCATACAGCAATTCCGACAACGGCAGGAACTGGAAGCGAAGTAACCAAGTATGCTGTGTTCATTCATAATAAAAAGAAGATGTCATTAGAGGATGATAAGTTTATTCCAGATAATTATATTTTAGACCCCTCAAAAGTTGTTTCATTACCACCAAAACAAACAGCTTCATCAGGATTAGATGCTCTTTCTCAAGCCATAGAATCATATTGGTCTCCCAAATCTACATTTAAAAGTAGATGGTATGCCAAGAAAGCAATAGGTTTGATAATGAATAGTTTATGGAATTCGTATAATTATCCTTTAAGTGAAGTATTTAGGTTTAATATGTTAAAGGCGGCAAATTATTCTGGTAGGGCGATAAATATAACCAAAACAGGGGTATGCCACGCAGTATCATATCCATTAACAATTCATTATGGAATACCTCACGGAATTGCTTGTATTATGACTTTGCCTCAAATGATATTATTTAATGATTTCAGGTTAATTTCAGCTTCAAAGATAGAAAGGCTTATTAAATCGTTGGATATTGATGTTTATTCAATTAGGAAGAAAATTGATAAAAATTTGATAATAAAGGAAGTTTTTGACTCGGATAGAGTCCAAAATAATCCAATAAGGATTACAGAAGAAGATTTAAAAATTATATTATGAAAATATATTTCCCAATGACAGCTGATATTTTAACTCCTGGACATATTAAATGCCTTAAATTTTTAAGGGATTATAAGGGACAAATGCATCCTTTCATAATAATAGGACTTTTAACTAATAAGGCATTAAAAGGATACAAGAATCCAGTAATGTCCTTTAAGGATAGAAAGTATATTTTAGAAAATTTAGATGTTAAATATCATCATTTAGAGTGTATAGATATAGTATCACAAAATAGTTTAGACCCTTCCAAGAATATTGAGAAATATAAACCAGTGGCAATAGCCAGTGGAGATGGCTGGGAAAAAGAGGAGTTGGAAGCGATTAAAAAATACAATTTAATTAAAATAAATATTCGTTTAAAAGGTGAAAAAAAGAAAAAATATTCATCAAGTAAATTAAAGGTCAATCGTTCTTTTAACAAAGGAGGTGTAAAATGAAAAAAGTATTCTTTCAGGGAGCATTTGATATTCTCAATTACGGGCATATCAGGGCGATAGAAGCCGCCAAACAGCAGGGTGATTATCTTATTATAGGTTTAAATACGGACGAGTTAATTCGCGACTATAAAAACCGCGAGGTAATTCTTCCCTATGAGCACCGAAAGGTAATCCTTGAGGCGATTAAATGGGTTGACAAGGTTGTCCCAGCAAGGGAGGTCAGTCCTCTTGACTTGCTCAGAAGATTAGACATTTATGTCTATATCATAGGAACAGAGTGGAAAGGAACAAAGATGAAGGAAATCGCCTATATGAAATCAAAAGGCGGTCAGGTAGTTTTTACTCCCAGATATAAAGGGACAATATGTTCTTCTGACATTAGAAGAAGAATAGCCAAACAAGCACTTTCTTTAAAGGGTAATTCTCTTTAGGGTTGCCCTATCTTTAAAATTATGCAATTTAACGAAGCAACAAATGATTCAGGTTTAATTCAAGATGTGGATTTTTTATGCGGCACAACAAGTGCCTCTTATCCCATTAATGATAAAACCAGAAATATAAATAATCATTATAACGCTACTGTAGTAAAAATTTGGCAGGCAGTAGATGGTTGGCAATATGATGACAGTAATAGAACTGATTTACCTATAGCTACTACTACTTTAGTTGATGCTCAACAGGATTATGAATTGCCTTCAACTGCCCAAAGAATAGAAAGAGTGGAGGTTTTAAGTTCAAATGGTAATTATAAAAAAATAAAACAGATTGATTGGCACGATATAGGTATAGCAACTTCAGAATATCTGGAAACAAATGGATTACCACTTTATTATGATTTAGTTGGAGATTCTATCTTTTTATATCCAGCTCCAGCAGATGGTTATGTTACATTAGCAACAGGATTGAAACTTTATTTTAACAGGGAACCAGACCAATTTACTACTGGAGATACTTCTCAAGAACCAGGGATTCCAAAAGCATTTCATAGAATTCTTTCATTGGGAGCAACGATTGATTTTCTAAAACCAGGGAATAGAAGGGAAAGATTAGTAGCGATGAAAGAAAAATTAGAAAGAGGACTTCAAAAATTTTATAGCAAAAGACATATAGAAAGAAAATCATCAATAAGACCTTTTGATAAAAAAAGATGGCGACAATATGAATAAATCACAATACAATAAAATAAAAAAAATAATAAACCAGTTGGAGAAAGAGGCATTAGAACAAGGAATTGACATAACTTCATTTGAATTTAACGAACTTCTTAATAAATTACTTAATGAGAAAGGTTTTAGTTTGGAAGATTATTTGGTAGCAGAAGAAAAATATGAAAATAATGAGTTAGAATTAAAGGGTATTTCTCAAGTAAAGGGTGAGAAGGGCGAACAGGGAATTCAAGGACCAAAAGGTGATGATGGAAATTCTATTCAAGGACCAAAAGGTGATAAGGGTGAGAAGGGTGAGAAAGGCGATAAGGGTGAAAAAGGCGATAAGGGCGATAAGGGAGATAAAGGGAATTATGGAGACCCAGGACCAGAGGGACCAAAAGGAAAAGACGGAAAATCAGTAGACAAAAAGAAAGTATTTGATGAATTATCTGGATTTGTAGAAAAAAAAGCGAAAACATTTATATCATCAACTTTAGAAGGACACGAAAGTCCAATAAACAATAAAGTTCAGGAGGCAATTATAGAACCAGTTAGAAGATTAGGTATGGGATTACAGGGGCAAATAGATACCTTAAGAACCGATTTAACCAATGAAAATCTTTGGGACAGAACAGCGGCGACATCAACCTTAACTCCTCATACCGCTAATGATAATGTGAATTTAGGAAGTGGAACCTTTACAACAACTGGAGCTTTAACAATAGGAGGCAATGCTACATTAGGAGATGCCGATACTGATTATCACGGAATAAACACGGCTCCTGTTGCCCAGAATATGATTACATCTTGGTTTGCCAACTCAACCAATGATGATGTGGCTTATATGTGGTATGGCACAGGCGATTATCAGGGAGATGTTGGAGCAAGTGGAGTTGGTGGATTAGTTGGAGTTTATCTTAATCTTCTTCACCGACAAGGTTCGGGTGATGGTGGCTCCAGTGTTTATAATGTTTATGGATTTCAGACGGATTTAAATGGGGCATATTTAACTTTTGATGATGTAAGTTATATTCAAAGGGCGTTTGATGCGGATTTAATTTGGAGTGGAGCATCTACTGGAAATACAACATTATCTTTAATAGGGGGTGATATTCGTTCTTCAAGTAATTTAGGCGTTACTTCAGCAACTACAAAATACGGGCATAAAGTTGCTTTATCAGGAACAGCTGATACTCATTATGGATTTTATGCTTCGGTTTCAGGTGCTACTAAAAATTGGGCTTTTTATAATTCTTTGGGTGAGATGTTTATGGGAGGGGATTCTAAAAAAAGTTATTGGGGGGCTGGAAATGATGCTTATGTGGAATTTGACGGTGATTCTATGAATATAGTAGCTAATGCTGTAACAGGAACAGACGATTTGGAATTAACAGGACAAATTATAAAAATCAATGGAATACTTCAAGCTAACGATGTGCGGATACAAGATGTTATAAACTTATTTCAGACAGGAACTGGAGTATCAGGCAATACTAACTTTGGAAGAAATGTCTATTATGATGGTTCATATAAAAGGATGGTAGCGGACAATGACGCTATGTTATTACAATTCCTCTCTGATGGACATTTTGATATTTATACAGAATCGGATGGAAATACTACTGCTAATAGTGTTATTACTTTTGCTAAAAGATTTAGTTTAGATACAAATGGAAACTTAGATTTATCAGGAACTATCAATACAACCTCTGATGATAATTGGGATTTAAATGACTATACTGCTGGAGCTCCTACCTGCACAGGATATATAACTGTAACAATAAACGAAACAGAATATAAATTATTAGCGAGATTAGAACCATAATAAAGGTCAATAATAATTAACTAAATAAAAAAATATGGCTTTAAGTGCAACTGCTTATAATTACGGAAAAAAAGAATTCTTTACTGGAAATATAGATTTTGATTCAGATACTTTGAAGTGTGCTTTAATGACTTCAGCATATACTCCAGATATAGATGCAACTTCTCTTTTAATAGGATTCATAAATTTCGGAGCAAATAAAACATTAACAGACGGCACATTTACAATAACTTTAAGTGCCGCAGGAGTAATAAGATTAACTTAATATATGGCTTATCTTTCGGGGTATTCATATCGCAAACAAATAGATTTAACTGGTGCGGCTGGTTTAGGGACAAATGCTCAAGTAATGTTAAAGATAGGGGCTACCAGTTCAGCCACTGGTGAAGATTTTGATTTAGGGGGAAGATGCGATAGTTTTCCCACTGACATTAGATTTACTGACAATGACGGTTCAACGGAACTGGACTTTTATCACGAGAAAACAGAAGGTTCAGGTGATAGTGCTTTGGCTTATGTTTGGGTAGAAGTGGCAGATAGTTTGGAAAGTTCAGCAACTATTTATATCTATTACGGGAAATCGGGAGATAGCACTGGTTCTAATGGGGACAATACATTTATTTTATATGAAGGATTTGAGGATTTAACTACTGGTTCAGCATTAGCAACACAAGGAGGTTGGACAGCAGAAGGAGGAACGGCAACTAATTTATCAGTAGAAGCAAATAATCCCAGTGAAGGTTCTAATTCAGTTCAAAATACTAAAAATGGAGATGCTAATGCCGCCCATACTTTTGCAGCAACAGCAAATATAGGATTAGTGTTTCATATAAAAGTGAGTGATGATGGAGCTACTATATATCCTGTTTTATCATTAATGAGGTCAGCCGATTCAACTGCAGCAGTTACTTTTAGATGTAATGCTGATGGGGATTTTGAGTATTTTGATGGAGCAGCTTCTCAAGTAGATATCTACGCCAATTATACAGCAAATACTTATTACAGAATAGAAGGAAGATTTGAAGCTGGAACCGATACTGGAAACTGGAGACAAGTTGTCGCTTCAGCAGGTGGAAATGGAATATTTGCGGGAGCAGATTCTCAAAAAACAACTTGGGCTACATTTAATGAGATATTTCTTTATACAGATGTTTCAGAAAATGCTTATTTTGACCAGATATTTATATACAAAGTAGCAACAGATGGAAGTGCAGCAACTTATAATACATCAGGAGATGAAGAAACTATTATAAAAGCTCCTTCGCTTATTCTTGCTTCAAGTATGCCTTCACCTTCATCAATTACTAACTTAACAAATGTTAATGCTGCTACATTGGTATTAACAATGACAATGATAGCACCAGCAGTTTCGGAAAGTGGTGGTTGGGATGAAACACCTAAAAATACAGCTGATTGGACTAATTTAACTAAACATTAACTATGCCAACAATACATCTAAACAACTATCAAAAAGGGCAAACTTCTTCACCTTATATAAATAACGGGGCTTTTAGCAGGGCTCAAAACTTGGATGTATTTTCACAGCCAGGTATGGCAAGGATTAACTATTTACCAGTAGCTTATGATACTGACACTGATAGTTTAGCTGATATTCCTGTATCAGTAGCAAGACAAGAAAGCATATTAACTAATGTATTTATAGGGTCACAAGATAATAAAGTATATTTATATAATACAAGCACTACTAAAATAACTGATAGAGGAACGGGTGGTAAATTTGTAACTGATTGGAAAGGATATTTATTGGGAGCAGGAACAGGAGTGGGAGATATAAAATATTGGACTACACCAACTACTTGGGCTAACTTAGCAGATGGTTCTTCTCTTGGTGTGGGAGAACATTTTTTATTTAAAAGTAGTCAAGATGATAAATTATATATATGTAATGGTCAAAAAATAGCAGTAGTGGATGAAGATACTGATTTTGACCCATCTAATGCGGCAACTCATAGTTTTACGGCAGCAGCATTTACTTTGCCTGAAGGTTATTTGTCTTATTCTATCACTGACTTAAATGACCGACTTGTTATTTCAGCAGTTAGAAGCACATCATCAGCAACTCCTGAAAAAGTATCAGAAACTGCTTATTTCATTTGGGATAGAGCCGCTACAAGTTCAGACCAGATATTTTTTATACCAGAATCTGATATGACTACTATGATGAATATCGGTAATATTATTTATATTACAGGAGGGGAAAATGGAAGAGTTTATACTTTATCAGAAAGCGGGTTAAAGTTTCTGGCTCAAATTCCTTTTGACTTGGATAATAACAAAAAAGTAAAAATAGGAAGATTTGGACATCAATCATTGGCTTGGTTTAATAACCATTTATTAGTGGGAGTTTCAAGTGATGACGGACTTTACCCAGCAGGAATATATGGAATTACTCCTGATGGAAGAATATGCCACGAGTTTTTGCCAAGCGAAGGATATGATGGTTCAACTAAAGATGTTCGTATAGGACCGATATTTACAATAGATGAAAACAATATAGTGTTTGGTTGGGAAAATAATACAGATTCTACTTACGGATTTGATAAAATTCAAACATCAGGAAATAGACAAATATCATATTCCTCTTATTTTGAATCAATTTTACACAGGGTAGGAACGCAGCATAAATTAGCCCAGTTTGAGGATATTGATGTTCAGTTAATCAGACCTTTACAAACAGGAGAGGGAGTTAGGTTAAAGTTTCGTGAGAATACAAATGATAGCTGGACAACCCTTACCACAAGAGACGGAAATGAATTTACATATGCTCAATATGGGGCAATAACTCAATTTACAATGCCTTTTGGAAAAAGAGATATTCAAAATATACAATTTAGGATTGATTTAACAACTGGGGCAAGTTCTAAAAACACCCCTTATTTATTTGATATAACAATACCTTATGCCTACAATTAACGAATTACAACAACAAATAGATGAATTAAAATCCAAACTGGAAGAAGATAATGAAACCATTAAAAAACAAGAGGATTTAATTAAAAATCATTTTCATTTAGGAGGTGAAACACAAAATATAATACAAATATTAAAACAAGTTCCAAGTATAGATGTTAAAAAATATAAAGTCGCTGGAACTGATGGTTATAATGGAACTATAAGCGTTCGTAAAGGTGATGATTCTGCTGCTTGTAATTTAGTTTTTACAAACGGAATCCTTACCTCAACAACTTGTTAAATATGGCAATGACAATAGAAGATATAGAAAAATTAATAAAGGATATACAGGCAAAAATACCTGGCATAACATCTCAAATACAAAAGATGCAGGTAAGAAAGGATACAAGACAAACATTGGATAAGACAGGTGATATACCAGCTGCCACTGATTTGACTTATCCTGCAGCAGGAGTTCCGCCTCAAGAGAGATTAGAGGGAACACAAGAATTAATAGACAGAACAAGAGCTGCTGGAACAGCTGCTGTTGCTGGGGCTGGGGCTGAACAGGAATACTGGACAGCTATGCAGAAAAGAATGGAAGAATTATCTAAACAGATTTCTGGAGCCGAAACTCAAAGAAAAGGATGGTTTGAAAAATACTTTGCTGAAAAACCAGACATTGCTGGAGAACTTGAAAGATTAAGAACCCAGTATAAAGTTCCTGAATATATGGAACAGATTAATACTCTTATTCCAGAAATAGGTGCTTTGAATGAACAGATAGCTACATTAGAAGGAAATAGAAATCAAGCTATTTTGGCTGCTGAACAAAGATTAGCAGGATATACCAAAGGAGTATTAAGAGGAGAGGAGGCTTTAATTCAAAGACAATATGATAGCAGAATATCATCTTTAGCTGCCCAATCTAATGCTAAAATAGCTTTAATGAATGCTTATAAAGGACAAATGGATACAGCCCGTTCCTTTGTTAATGAGACAGTTCAAGCATTGATGTATGATACTGAACAAAATAGACAAAACATTAGAGATGCTATGGATTTTTACGGAGACCAAATAAATGATATGAAATCCGAGTATAAGGATATTCTTACATCAGCTCAAGATTATTGGGAAACAAGGGCTAAAGAAGAAAAAGAAGATTATGACTGGAAATTAGACCTTATGATAGATGCTGCTAATAAGGGAGTAAATATACCTTTTGGGGATGTTCAAAATATGTCAAGAGAAGAACTTGCCAGAACATACTCTGAATTTGTAGCACCAGCTATGGCGGCAGGAGAAGCTCCAAAAGGAGTTGACTATAATAAATTACTTTCCATATCAGAAGCTAAAACATTAGGAGTTGCCTATGGAACGACTGTCGGAGAAGCTATAGAAATGGGAATAATTCCAAGTGCTGAAAAGGAAGAATTATTATCACCAGCAGAAGCTGAAAGATTAGGGGTTCCTTATGGAACTACAAAAAGTGAAGCAGCAAGAGAATCAATTCTTTTTTCAACATTAGAACAATGGAAAACCGCTGGAAAATCAAGAGAAGAAATAGAAAGAGAATATAAAAGCCAAAATTTTGTTAGTGTTATTCCTAATGAGGTTTCTGTTGTGTTAGATGAATTATTTAAACCAGGTTGGTGGGAAGGAACAAAACAATGGGTAAAAGGAAAAACACAAGAAATAAGAAATTGGTGGTCTGATTTATTTTAATATGGCACTTCCATCTCTTAAAAATATAAATAAAGCAATTTCTGTTCTTTCAAAAAGAGGTGATTTTTCTTGGTCAAGAAAAGAAAGAATAAGACAAGCTCCCAAACCGACATTTGGAGGATTGCTTCAAGAAAAAGTATTTGACCCTTTATCAGAAATTCTTTCAAGATATACACCATTAAAAAGTCCGAGAGAAAGAGCAATGTTAGGTGATGAAGTTTCTTTTGAAACAAAACAAAAAGCATTCCAGATTTATTTAATGAATGCAATGAAAAAAAAAGGACAACCAGAAGGTTTAAAAGAACTATCTCAATCTTATTTAAGTGATATTTCTACTACGGCATTAGGGTTTTTAGGTGGTGGTAAAATTCCTTTCGTTAAAAAAACAACTCCAATTCAACAAGTAATAAATGCTCTTAAAAAAGCGAAGCCAGTAAGGGCTAAACAGGAATTATTATATACAGTAGAAAGAGGAAGAAGAATAGCCAAATCATTAGAAGTAGGAAAAAAAGTTAAGGGAGAAGCTGGATTTTTTGCTGAAAAAGCGGCATTGAAGGGAAAAATGCCTAAAGTTCAATTTGATTCAATAAAGAATTCTCTTGGAAAAACAGTAGAAGAAAGACAATCTGTAATAGATTCTTTATTTATTCAGGTAAAGGAAAATCCATTACTTAGTAATTTTGAAAAAATAACAGCCAGAGAAGGACTTGCTAAAATGTTTGATGGTTCAGTTCCAACAGGAGGAGAATTATCTTTATTAAATAATGTATTTGGTGAAGAATTTGTAAATGCTGTAAAAAGTAATTTACCATTTTGGAAAAGAGCAGGAGAATTAGGATATGAAGTAGCTAATATACCAAGAGCTTTAATGGCTTCTTTTGATGTATCTGCTCCATTAAGACAGGGTGCGTTTTTTATAGGAAAACCAAAGCAGTTTGTTCCGTCTTTTGGAAATATGTTTAAATATCTTGTAAGTGAAAAAGGTTTTAAAGGATTACAAAAAGAAATATCATCAAGACCAACATTTAATTTAATGAAAGAAGCTAAATTAGATTTAAGTGCTTTTGCGAGGTCTCTTACACAAAGAGAAGAAGCATTTATGTCTAACTTGGCTGAAAAAATACCAATAATAGGAAGATTTGTAAGAGCAAGTGATAGGGCATATACTGGTTTTTTGACTAAATTAAGAGCTGATGTCTTTGATGATTTGGTGAATAAAGCAATTTCAATCGGAAAAAATCCTTATACAGATACTAAATTTACAAAACAATTAGCAGATTATATAAATGTTGCTACTGGAAGGGGGAAAAAATTGGCTGGAGCAATAGATATTCAAAAACCAGCAAAATTTTTAAATACTTTTTTCTTTTCACCAAAGTTAATGGCTTCAAGAACTACTCTTTTAAATCCTCTTTATTATGTAAAGTTAGACCCATTTATAAGAAAAGATGCTATTAAATCTTTATTAACATTTTCTGGAACTGCTTTATCTATTTTAGGATTAGCGGGTTTGGCAGGAGCAAAAGTGGGAAAAGATATAAGAAGTTCTGATTTTGGAAAAATTAAAATAGGAAATACAAGAATAGATATTGGAGCAGGTTTTCAGCAATACTTAAGGATGTTCGGACAACTTTATACGGGAGAATATGTAAGTTCCACTACTGGAAAATTGATAACATTAGGGGAAGGATACAAACCATTAACAAGATTAGATATTTTAACAAAACAAATAGAAGCAAAAGAATCACCATTATTTTCTTTGCTTACAAACTTATTAAGACAACAGGATTTTAAAGGACAACCAGTAAATTTAAAAAATGAAGTAGCTCAAAGATTTATTCCAATGTTTATTCAAGATATAATTGAAGTAGCTAAAGATAATCCAAACCTTTTACCAATAGCATCATTAGGAGCTTTTGGGGTAGGAATACAAACTTATGGTGAAGAAGATAAAAAACAAATAAAGAAAATGGGACTTCCATCTCTTAAAGGATTATAAATAATATGGACATAAACTTACCAACAATTATACAAGGAGGGGCAGTGGGATTAAGTATTCTTCTTATAGGATTAGTTGCTTACCTGGCAAAATTATTCTATAAGTTTTTATCTAATCATATTTCCCATAACACTGAAGCCCTAAACAAAGTTAATGAAACATTGAGAGAATTATGCGTTTTGTTAAGACGCAACAACAAGTAGTTCCTTTCAAAGGAGGTTTCAATGTCAGCTTTGGTTGGATATTGTGCCAGCAAGGAAAAGAAGATTCCTGATCCGAAGGTTGTTTTCTACTGCTTTTTTAGAGGAGGTAAAATGCCTTGCGAACACCTGCGTCTTCTCTTAATTAGGAGAGGGAAAAATGGAAGGTTTAAAGCGAGGACAGGTCAAATCCCTCGGCATCAACACCCAAAGAGGGTTGGAAGAACTGAGGGTCAACCTCTACCGATTAGTGGGGTTGGAACAAAGCAGAGGCGAAGAGTTGAGAATAATCGTCGGAACAAAACCTTACACCTTAACAGATAGCTTACAAATAGAGGACATTATTCATCAGATGAGTCCTCTGATAACAGAAGGTAAAACCCTTCTGGTGCGCATATTCGTCAACGGGGCTGACAAGCCTTAACATAGGGCAAGGGAGAACTACCGCCAATAACGGCATTAGTTGAACTAAATGAGTTCTCCCTTCCCTTTTTTACTTATGTTATTATTAAAAATCAAGCTATTAAAAAAAGCCATAGAACTGGTTAAAAGAATAATCGGGCTTAAAAAAGAATTAGGACAAAAGGTAGGACAAAAGATAAGACAAGAGAAAATACCTTTAAGAAGATTAGCAAGGACAATGGCTACATTTGAAGGGTGGGACAAAAAGAACTCATTAGCCAGAAGAAACAACAACCCTCTTAATCTTAGGCGTTCAATATATCAAGCAGGCAAGAGAAACGGATTTGCTTATTTTGATTCAGAGGAACTCGGCTGGAAAGCAGGTATTTTTGACCTTGCTTGTAAAGTCAGAGGAAAAACAACTACTGGATTAACGGCTGAAAGCACGATTAGGGAATTGATTTACAAATTCGCTCCCCCGATAGAAAACAATACAGAGGAATATCTGATGTTTGTCTGCGATGAATTACGAATAAATGACGGATTTCAATTAAAGCATTTTGGGGGTTGACAAAAATAAAAAGGTCGTATAAAATAATACAATTATTTATTATGAGATTGTTTAATTTTTACAAGGGAAAATTAACTTATACCATTGCTGGATTAACTATTGCTTGGGCTATTGTCGGATTAATACTGGGATACATTGAGAAGTCAACGGCAATGGAATTAATTTTAGCCAGTTTAGTTGTCTTCGGAATCAGACGGGCTATTAACTAATGATTTGGAATAGAAGATTATTTTGGCTTTCTTTGATTTTAGGGGTTTTATTTGGCATATTGGTATCTAACCTCATCTTTTGATATAAAACCTCTTAGAAGGGCAAATAAGCATTAAATATAACGAATCTTATGGCTTGGTGTGTTCAATGTAATAGAAAAATAAAGAATAAGGAATTCCCCAGATGCTGGGATTGCCGTATTAGCAATTATAACAAAGAAAAAAAGGTCGCTAAAAAACCTAAATCTAATAAAGATATGTTTAAAAACCAAGAAACAGCAACCGAAGAAGAAAAAGAGGAAGAAGTTGAAGAAGAAACCGAGACCTCTGATGATGAGGATACGGAATAAGTTTTGTCGCGAACCCCATCCTGGAGATATATAAATAAATGACTATTAACCCGAGTCCTTATACTTTTTTAGTAAGGGAGAATACAATCAAATTTATTAAGTCAAACTATATCTCTGGGACGGGTTGGCTATTTTACCTTGAACAGTGGCTGAATAAAGCTCGTTCTGTGGCTTAAGGCATTATCTACTTGTCAATGTAGAAATCTATGAGGCAGGTGGGGATAAGTTGTGGAGGCAAACCCAATTAAGAAATTCTTATAACTTGGGTAGCAGAGCACCGCTGAAGCTTGAGGGTAAGGCTTTAACCCAGTCATCCCTCCTGTTCAAGGTAAAGTAATTTTTACTATAAATAAATTGGCATTATAAAGGACTTGACAAAACTTTTTGGATTTGATAAGATAAAATATATTGGACAAATAAACAATAT